ACGGATGAGGTGAACTGAAGTTCACCACGTTCAACCCCGAGCTCAGGGTCACGGACGGAGCGCTCTCAATGGTGAGAGTGTCCATATATATGTATACCGCAAAGGGGGGCCTATTTTAGACCTTACCACAAGCCTAAATTATTCTAATCTGCTTTTTCAAGGATTAAGAATATCCAGGGGGCAATTTGGTTTATTTTTGTAGCAGAGTTGTCGTATAGGGTTCCTCTGATAATGCAAAGCGAAGATACGACTGCGACTAGCTCATTATTTTGGTTTAGAACTGGGCCCCCAGAATCGCCGTACCATATAGTTCCGTTATAGCAAAGCATTTTAATGTAGAACGGATCTTCTTTTAAGGTGCCGTAGTAGCAGAAAGTATTAGCGTCACTTTTCTTTCTATACCTGCCTCCGTGCCCTACAACTGTAAGGGGCTCTCCTCTAACTAGGGCATCCGTACAAATCGGTATAGGCTCCTCTAAACAGGGCTCATATAGCCTAGCGACAGCAATATCGATAATGTAGCTGGAGCCTATTTTAAACAATGTAGGGAATGTGACCTCATCGATGCAGTAGCGCACTCCATTAGTTTCAAACCAATAGGCTTCTGAGCTCTCTACTACGTGCCCTGCTGTAAGTACGTGGTAGGAGTCTATGAGAGTTGCAGTTCCAATTAAGTCCCCAGCATAGTTGGTAATGCGCCCTACCGCAGGCATTTCGTTATCTGCAATTAATGTAAACCCTCTTAGATAAAAGGGTTGTGACTCTGGTGTTTCTACAGAAACTACAGCGGGCTTTTGAGTAGTGCATCCTGCCCAAAGCATAATACAAATAGTGAGTATGCATATGCTTAGCTGGACTAACCTTTTGTGTGGCGTCTTCATGATATAAACATCCTATATCTCTGATCTGCACGCAAAAATAAATTTAAACTATCTTAAAAATCTAAGCCATATAATTATACTACTAATGTAGGGCTGGCAGCAGTGTTTGGGCATAGCTAAATTAAGTAATACCTAAAAAAAAGAACCCCCATACGCTTTTGGCGTATAGGGGTTCTTGTGGCAGCGGAATCAGCTATTAGCTGTTCCACCACCACTTGAGGCTTTGCCAGAAGCTGGGGTTAGCCAGCTTCTCGATGCTCGCCTCGTCGGCGAGGCGCTCCTTCTGGATAGTTTCCAGCACCGCCTCGTTGCGCGGAGCTTGGTTCAACAGCGCCGTGTACTCAGGCACGTGCAACGTGTCCTGCCCCAGCACGGCCCGGGTGTGGGCCTCTTGGAGACGGTTGATAACCGCCACCTTCACCCGGGAGGCCTCCCCGTTTTCCGCCTCGGCCATGTTCAGGCCGGTGGCAAGAGTCTTGCCAAAGCCTGAGGGCTTTTCAACTTCATTACCGGCGTACACCGGCACGAGGTCAGAGAATTGCTCCTTGGCCACCCGGACGTAGGTCCGGGTGTCCTTCTCAGGCTTGGCCTCGGTCTTGGCCTCTGGCTTGGCGGGCTTCAACGCCGCCATGATCTCAGTCAAGCGGCTTTCCGCCTGAACGAGGGCGACCTTCTCCGTCAAAAGCCGGGCCTCAGCCCGAGCCTTCACAACCAAGGCGAGCTCTTCGCTCGCCTTGAGAAGCAGCTGTGCTTGCTGCTGCTCCTGGGGCTTGGCGACATCCTCAGCATTGCAGCTGCGGACGGTGACGAACATGCCGCTAAACGTCAGGATGGCGGCACAGATGACGAGAAGGCTATTCTTGAAATTCATTGTTTCCTCTTTTCGGGGATCTATATTGTTTTGGTGGTCTAGCAGAGTTGCTGGAATACCTATAGAACCTCTAGATATATATACCTTAAAACACCCCTATTTTTAGACATATACCGGATAGCTAAAAAAAGCCCCCTACACCGTGATGGTGGTAGGGGGTGGGGGATGCCGGTCAGAGGCATTAGTTCCCTCATTACCCCACCGCGGGGGGTCTGACCAACTTTCGTGTGTCAGGCCGTGGCCGTAGCCACGGCCTGTCCCGCCAAGGCGGGATCCCGTTCATCCTCAGGAGAGGACGAACGGCTGGTCGTCGGCTCCGGCACCGAAGGCTCCTTCTGCGGCGGGGTGTGGGTAGCAGCCGGCGCCTGCTCTATGAACTTAGCCTTGACCTCGGCCTTGCTCACCCAGCCTTGCCGGATAGCCATGACCAGCAAGGTCAGGCCGATGCCAGCCACCATGGCGCCCACCAGAGCCATGATCTGAGTGTAGCTGACCGACGCCTGCAGACTCTTGTTGGCCTGCAGGGTTGCGTGAGACGCCGACTCGTCGAGGGCCCAGCTGATGGGGTTCCACCAGCGCTCTCCCGTCTCGACGATGGGGGCCACCTGGCTCGGCACCGACATCGAGAACTGAGCCACGAGGCTCAGAACCACCATGGCGAGGACGGGGATGGTGATAAACCCAATGATCTTCAAAGTCTTCATTGTTTCCTCTTTTCGGAGGCTTGTATTGTTTTGGTTGTCCAGCAGAGTTGCTGGAATACCTACAAGGCCTCTATGTATCTATACCGCAATACAGGCCTATTTTTATACCTATAAAAGGCAGTACAACGCTGTAAGTATATATAACGCAAAAGGGGGGTATTTTTAGCCCCCTTTTAGGGGGTCTTTATTAGCTAAAAAAAGAAGATTGGTTGTGTACACCCAACCTTCTTTTGGACATTTGCGGGAGTCCACCCTTACCCATTTCGGGATGCCTGCCTCGGGGCCGTTCCCGTACCGGTGGTATTCCGGCATTCCTCAACAATAAGTGTCCGCTACCCATAGGCAGATACGGGTAGTAGGAAAGGGCCCAATGCATCAAGAGGATGCATTTACCTTTCTGGGCTTGTTCAAGACCTACAAGGCCTCTATGTATATATATCTCAAATAGGGCCTATTTTTAGCCCTATTATGCCCACTGCTTTAGGTAGGTATCTAAAGGCTCTTCCAGCTTTACCCACCCTGTATCTGGGATGGCTATAACTGCCTGCTTAGGGGTATACAGCTTACTCCTGCTTATACGCCAGCCCCCAGGTATACAAGCATTCATAGCAGCCGTGGTAGTAACGGTTTTCCAGTTGCAGTAGTTGATCCAAAAGGTGTCATAGCCGTTTTCATCAATAGTTCTTTTAACTATTGCACTTTTAAACAGTATGCCTTGAATAACTGTGGTAAGTCCATCTTCCGTAATTGTCACCCCTCTATTGTCTGCCCGAGACATGTACTCTTTGCCTGCAATAAAGTGATCTCGTAATCGGCGATTGCGTTGATTCATATGTATTCCTTTAAATGCAAACAACCCGGATTGCTCCGGGTTGCTGTGTTTGAGTTTTATTTGATTATTACTGCGGAGGAGGCATCGGCTGGCGTAGTTGCTCTTTGCCTTGATTAGCTGCCTGCTGGGTAATACCGTCCAGCATGCTCTTGACCACGGCATGTAGGTTTGGATCCTGGCCCTTGATCTGATCCAGGATCTGTCTACGCTGCGGAGAGCCAAGCGGGGCTGTAGCCATGATCTCGTTGACTCGAGCCTGGGCATCCGCAAAGAAGCTGTCCAGATCCTTGCTTGGGCCTGCTGCCATTGGCCCTGCAACGCCGTTGACGGGCATAGGAGGGGCCATTGGCGGACCGCCAAGGTTGGGCCCACCTGGCATGCCACCGGCTCCCATTGGAGCCCCTGGGCCTGCGATCATTGCGCCAGGAGGGGCAGCCATGATCTGCTCGTTCTCTTCCGCCTTGCGCATCTTGTCCATGTACTCCTTCTCGGCCCGCATCTTGAACTCCTGCTCTGCCTGGCGCTTCTTGAAGGTATCCTTCCAGTCGAGGCCAAAGAGAGTGAGTACATCCTGCTCTGCAGCAACGCCTTGCATCATCATCTGCAGCATGAGCATGCGGCGTTCGATGTCGTCGGCATGGGTAGGCTTCGTGAGGTTGACTTCACAAGGCGCCCAGTTAAGAATTGCGCTGACTCTGTCCACAATCCAAGTAAGAGTCGTCTGCAAGCCGTGCAGGAAGTGCGTCTCACCAGCCTCAAAGAGTCGAGCTGCAAAGGGAGCAGTCTGGGCACTTAGAGTCTTTCGATACAGCTCTACCGGAACACCCATGCCGTTGAGGAAGTCTGCTTGAGCTTGCTCTAGGAGTTCAGGTACGACAAAAGCCTTACCCTCGCCGCCAAGCAACTGATAGTTAACCGGGATAGGCATCCACTGCCAGCCTGTAGGGTCTCTACGAGCTCGCTCCACTGACCTCAACACGGACTGTCCAAAGCTGCCAATATTGACTGACTTCATAAAGTCACCGCCTGCTCCGACAGAGGCGGGGGTTACGAAGCGAATTGGCAACATATGGTCTAAAGCAATGCTTTCGTTATTGCGCTTGAGGATCTGGGCAAGATAGGCATCTCGGAAACCGGCAATAACCGGAGGCAGACCCCATACGCCCATCTTAATATCGCTTAGATTGCCTAAAGAGAAGTGGTGCACCATGTTGTCGCTGAACTGAAACAGGGTTCCAGATCGGACAGACTGCACCAGGGCCCAAGGCACACTCTCCAGGTACTTCTTATTGCCGCTCTG